ATTATTAAAAGTAAAGCAAATACCAAAACGTGCCATTGGTGAAGAAGAATGGCGTAACGACCTTGGGAGTCGCTATATATAGGCTGTCCATGTACACACTGAACTCACTGTGCACACAAAAAATGTACACACTCGAATTGTGTAGGAGCGGGCCGAAGGCCCGCGGAGACGAGCTAGCCGTTAGGCTTTGCGAGCTCCCTCGAGCGGTAGCGAGGGGGCCCGTTAGCCGGCATACCAAAGCGCCGTCCAGTTTTAGAAGAGATGGGCCGAAGGCCCATCTCTTAGCCCCCCAAACATAGTGGTCACGTTACTGTCGGGGAGGAAGTGGGGTACTTCTATTACCCCCACTTCCCCGACACCGACACAATCTCCACTATAAAAGATCTCGTGTTCGAACCCCAACACACTCAGTTTATGAATGGCGTACCGGAAGATTCGCAAATGGTCTTACAAGAGGAAGAGGACTCGTCGTGGGAGGTTCAGTCGTCGGCTGGGTCGTCGGAACTTTCAGAGTCGGGTACGGAAAGCGATTCTCAAGACAGCGGAGACGAAGTACTTCGACATTGGAGTACAGGACAACCAACTGTATCACAACCTCGGTCACGGCGTCGGTATGGTTCCCCCAACAACTGTGGAGTCCCTCCCGGCCCTGTTCAACCCATGGCTGGAAATTACTCAGGGCACTACCCGCCTTCAGCGTATTGGTGACAAAATCACTCCCCGTGGCATGTCCCTCAAGTTCTTTTTAGCCAATAAAGCGGACCGGCCCAACACTATGATCCGTATCATCGTCGCCATTCTACCTAAAGTCGTAGGTGGTAATATCACTACGTATCAGTACAATCCCTTTCAAATTGCAAACCAAGGCATAATGAACAATAATATGCTACTTCCAGCAGATAAGGATAAAGGAGTCAAGTTTCTCTACGACAGAATCCATCGTCTCGGTACTCAGCAGCGTAATACGGAAGGCAATTTCGGTAGAGAAATGACTAAAAATATCAAACTCTGGATCAAGCGCAAGCGTTCTCGTGATATCATTTTCGACACAACGTCTAATGACATCGTCAATAAACCACTAGCAGTCTATGCTATCCCCTATGAGCAATTCTCAACTCTTCAGACAGACAACATCGCAAGCATCACATCTTTAATGCGCATGTACTACAAGGACGTTTAAATCCTCGTCACAAGGTAACGATCCGGGCTCCACTTGGTGTAGTCTGGCTCCCAATTTGCAAACACAATCACATGAGGCACTTTATACAATCCTGCTGTGCTCTGATACTTCGTAGACTGCACAAATCCATTCTTCAAGTTCTCACAAAGAGAGTACATCGCCCCCAAATAATCCTTCCCATCCACAGGGGCCGAGGTCCTCGACAAATCGATCATAACAACTTTGCTCGGATTCTGGACAAAGATATACGCCATGTCTGCCTTCTTCCCGCTCTCCAACAACATCGCACTCTCCGTCAACATTATGTACTTCGCCAACCAGCTCTTCCCGACGTTCCCCGTCGGCTCCCAGATCCAGTGAATTATCCGACGACTCGGGGTCTCCGCAATTAGATCCAGTACGGCCTGTTGCCATGGCTTCCAAGATACACCCTCGTACTCCGCGAGCAATGAGCTCTTGCCATCTTTCTGCCTCTGCGCAGCGATTCGTTCTTTAACGATTACGTGATACTTGGCGATATAACCAAAATTAAACTCTGCGATTTCATCAAATGTGGCTCCTTTCTTAATCATCTCTTTGATCTCATCATGGTCACCTCTGTTTCCTTGTCTGTTCTTTGGGGAGTCAATGAACTCGTACGTTCCAAACTCAACGAAGTCTCCATCCTTCTTGCAATAGTCTACAGCTTGCTTGCTGTCTCCCTTCTGCTTCTCCATGTGACAAGTGCCAATAACCTTCATGAGTCGCTTGTACTTGTCCTGGTTACTCTGAATGTATCCCTGCATGTGAGGGGTACCTTGCTCCCCCACCTCCATGCCCCAACAAATGTACTTGATGCCTGCCTGCCCCACTGCTCCCCTGGCCTTGATCAAGGTCTCAGGAGTCCAATTATTAAAAGTAAAGCAAATACCAAAACGTGCCATTGGTGAAGAAGAATGGCGTAACGACCTTGGGAGTCGCTATATATAGGCTGTCCATGTACACACTGAACTCACTGTGCACACAAAA